CTACTGTGGAGAATATCTCCGGTGGCCGAGTGGACGCCTTGTACGATATGATTGCCACTCCTGAGTTCGGCAAGAAAATTCTAGCTAAGATCAGGACTGAAGGTTTTGATAAAGCTGCCAGTGCTTTCAAGGGAGCCCAGGCTGCCCCTCCTGCCGCTGCTCCTGCTCCAATGGATCCAGGTGCCGCAGCTCCTCCAATGGAGATGGGTGGTGAAGGACCAAAGGATGAGGCCGTCGATGGCGGTGGTTCAGGGGATCCAAAAGAAGAGTTACCACAGTTGCTCGATACTGCTGAGAACACCTTAGCAGACATCAGAGCCGGAGTGAATGCTCTGACTAATGACTCTGGTAACAACTTGGCTGATTTCGATCAGCTTGGTGGTGAACCTGCCAATGATGCCGCCGGAGCTTTACCAGCCGCCGCTTCCGCAGTGGTGATGCAGAAGAAGCTCAGCCAAGCTCTAACCATGGGCATGAAGCAAGCTGCTAAGGAGTTGGAGAGCCATGTTGAAGAGTTGCGTTTGGCTCAACACATTTACGATAACGAATCGATGGTTAAGAAGTCTGATACCGCATTCGTTAATGATTTGGTCAAAGAAGCCTGCGATGATGCTAAGCACACCATCGCTGATAGTTACCGCTTAATGGAGGCTTTCGTTAAATATGCCAAGGGCACCGAGATTTTGGTTAAGCACGCGGCCAAGGAAAAGGAACTTATGAAGACTGCTCAACAAGCACCTGCTGCTCCAAAGGCTCCAGGCGTAGCTGTACCACCAGTTAAAGCTCCAATGAAGCCAGTGGGTGGAGTTACCAAGAATCCTAAGGATATGACCTTGGATGATTTGATCAAGCAACGTGGTGGTACGCCAGTACAGGATAAGCTGTTGGCTCCAGTAGTTGCCCCAGGCGCAGCGCCAAGTCAGTCTGCCCAAGTGTTAGCTCCTCCAAAGGGTACCATGAACGTGGCTCCAGGAGTTCCTCAAATGGGTAGCGCTGATGACACATCCTATGCCGATGATATGGGTAAGGACGAGGCTTGTGATGAGGACAAGAATGAGGCCAAGGACACCAATGATGTCGTCAAGGTAGACAAGGACGGCACCATGTCTTCTGATAATCCAGAAGAAGCAGGTAAGGCCATGAAGGCGATGAAGTCTGCTGGCTTTGATCTCAAGACCAAGGAAGGACGTGCTCAGCTCCGTGCTAAGTTGGCTGAGAAGGGTATGGCTTTCAGCGATATGTTGGGTAAGGCTCACAGTGGTGGCGTGACTACTCAGTTGGATGTGAAGCCAACTGGAGATTTAGCCAAGGTCGAGACCTTGGAAGAGACTCACAAGGCGATGATGGATTTGGCTGCGGCGCCTCCAAAGGTACGCAAGATGGCCGAAGACATTCAGAGACTAGTAGTTGCTGGAAAGATTGATCCAGAAGCCGATTTCCCAGGCTTGATTAGTCAAGGTTTGGACGGCGATGCAGTGAAATACTGGAAGTCTTTCTACGGACAAGCTAAGGATGGTGGTTCGCAATTCGCCTCCGAGTTGGTCCAGGAGCACAAGGCTCAGAAGATGGCCGCTGAGAAAGAGGCTTACAAGGTCAAGATTGCCAGAGCTTACGAGCTAGCTTACGAGATGTCTCGTAAGGGCATCATTGGGGATGATCGTTCCGCTCTCAACCAGCAAGTCAGTGAGTTGATGGGCTTTAACGATGAGGCTTTCGATAGCATGAAGCGATATGTGGACAGAAGCCCATTCGCTAAGCAAGCTTCGGCTCTACCTCAAGTTGGAATGATTGGAGCCAGTCATGAAGTCGTAGTACCTGCTCCAGAGGCAGCGGGTTCAGGTTTGGTATCCGAGTACGAGGCACTGTTCGCTAACCGTCGATACTAAATCTTAAAATGAGGAAAGCAGGCTGTGGAGTTCCGGAATCGGTCCGATTCATAGCCTGCTTTTCATCTATGGAGACCAGATGAAACAGAGAACTAAAATTGCATCGGCCGATGCTCTAGCAGCCTCGATGGAACAAGTAATGACGAGTGAGGAGCATCAACAGGTGTTTCAACTCAAACCCAAAGTTAAGACAGCTAGTGCGCCAGTCGCAACACCGGAACCAACGGTGGCGGATCAAATCATGGAGGTATTCTTAGCTACCTCTGCCCAATTAGATCAGATGGGATTTGAGGATAGTTCCACTAGAATCCTACAGGCAGCTCAAATCTTTCAGGCTGAATTACAAAAGTTAGCTGATGATGAAGAGTTCGCTCCTGATATGGACAAACTGCGTGAGGAAGTGGCACAGGAAGATAAAATTGATCCTGAAGTATGGGCACCAGAAGATACTTTTGCCGTTGGTCATCCTTGGAGGGATGATCATAAGTATTTTATGAATCCTCTTTTGGAAAAATGGGGTCCGAATGAATTCGGAGATGGGGCAGAGCGTGTAGATATGGACCCTGCAAATATGTCAGAGGTATATCCCCATGATTGGCCGGGTGAAGGCGATGAAAGTTGGGAAGCTGCCCGACCTGTTGGGTTTTTAGAATCTGACGAAAGTGATTATCCACAAGAACTAGACCTTCCAAGTTTGTTGGATGATCCAACGAACGAATTTGAAGAAGAAGGGAATTTGGAAGATTTAGGTGACGAGGGCATGAGTCATGAAGAGTAACAGCATTGGTGATATTGTAGCCGAGAATATGCAACAAATTGTGGAGAGCGAATCACATCACAAGATGTTTGTGGAACCTACCCCTCAAATCAAAATTGCTAGCGATAAATGTTGCAATTGTGATAAGTGTGATTCTGGCTGCCCATGCCAGGGCAAATGTGGTAAAGGTTGCGAGATTTGCCACTCTGATGCAGCTAGCGCCGATGATGGTATCACGGCTGAAGCCGTGAAAACTATTGTTAGCAATTTAACCCGGTTATCTCTAGTCTTGGATAACTTGGGATTAAATCGGAGTTCCGCCAAAACTTTGACGGCTTTGGATAATTTGATCTCTGAGTTAGCTTTGAGAAAATTTGCAGGTCCACTCACAGAAATTGAAGTGGTAGATGATCCCCATACGGATGATTTAGAGGAAGGTCTGGAGGGGGTTTACGAAAAAGAAGGGGACTCCGATAAGAGTTTTTTTGGACCCAACTTCTTTCAATCTGATCCAGACCTTCCGGCATTAGGTAAATTAGAAGATTATCTAGATGTTAATATGGCTGATGTCTCTGAGGAAGACTCTAATGATATCTCAGATGATTTGAAGAGAGAGCTAGATCTGATCTCTATGGATCATCCGGATTTACAGGGTGCTGTAGGACGGTTTGATGAACTAGAGGATCCTGAGACTCTGTTCAACCCTAACCTTGATCCCAACACTGACTATAGTCCTAGTTTGTTAGCTGGTGATGATGGTCCAAGCTTCTATACTGATCCGGTACCACATGGTGAGATGCTCTATGGTCCAACCGATTATCCGAAACATAACACTTTACCATCAGCGGGTGATACCTTGATTGATGAGTTAGGTGGTGTCATGGCTGAGTTGGATGTTTGGATTAAGAAGCATGCAGCCGAAGAGGAAAAAACTGAGGAAGAGCCTGAGACTGAGGAAGAAGAGGATTTTGAAGATGAATAAATCACCTCAATATGATCTAGCTTCGGAGATGACGAAGAATCTTCGAGAAGCTCAGGATAACTTTAAGTCCAACAAAATTGAATTAGCTTTAGCTTGTTTGAATAAAGCGGCAGAACTATTGGATAATATGAACGCTGTTGGTGCTTCAGAAGTCGTAACTCGGGTGATGGAGCGAGTTGCCAGCGGGAGGAGATAGCTATGTTCTTAAAAAAATCTAACGTAGGAGAGTTGGCTTCTGCTCTAGAGTCAAATTTAACTAATCTACAAACGAGTAACTTAACTCGATATCAACAGCGACAGACTGCGGTTTTACAATGTTTAGAGACCGCAGCTAACCTGTTTGACGAAGTAGGATTAGAGAAAGAAGCCTCAGTCATTACTAGTCTGATGATGAAATTAGCTGAGAATGATCCGGCGACCTCGGGGTTGACTGATGAGAAAATGCTCAAAAACTTAGAGGAAAAAGGTTGGGTCTTCAATGTTAGTGATGGCCAACCTTCGGCCACCAACGGCACCTCTAAACCACAGCCTCAAGCCAATGATCAATCAATGGCCGCTGATGATAGCGATGTCTTAGAAGTAGAGGATGCTCCAGCGGAGCAAGAACCAGAAGAGTTGCTACAACAACTAGGAGATAGCGCTACTCTAGTTGGTCATCCAGAGTCTTGAATTTCAGTTAACTAACTTGTACCTGGCCCTGAATAAGTGGTATTTTGTTCCATTTTATTCAGGGCCAAGGTGTTTTTTACGGGCATTCTGCGATATATAGTTGGACATCACGTAAAATTCGGTGTCTAAGGAGAATATATGCTTCGTATTGTGCAAGTAGGAAATACTTTACCATTTTCATATCCGGTGGACCCAAACGCGGAGTTCCAGCCCGGACAAATTGCTCAGTTGACAATCATGGGCAATCAAGTAGTGTGCGGTGTCAGTGATGGCACGGTGCCGATTGGAATCATTGACGATATCAAAACCAACTCATTTACTTCGGCCTCTATTGATGAGGTAGTCTTGGTACCAGCGGTGGGCGTGCCAGGACCTAATGGAACTTTGGTGACACCAGTAGATATCAAAAAAGAGCTGAATAATCCCAATATTTCACCTAGTTCTTTTATTTCATACAATGTAGATGTAGAGTTATTAGCTCGTAATGGGGTGGTCGTATTTCTAGCCGGCACCCCTTTGAATCATAGTATCAGTGGTGATGGTCCAGATGCTATTCGTACGGTAGTCAGTTACACCTATCAGGTACCTAACGTCCCAGGAGATGATTCCACTTTAGGTAGCGGTCGTGTAACAGTATGGTTTAGTCGAATTATTGCTCAGACCGATCAGTATGATACTTCAGTTAGATATCCAGTCAATGCTAACTTGTTTGTGAATGAACGAGGTTTACTGACCACCCGTCAGATCAATAGCAACTATCCTGCGGTGGCCATTGTGACAGGACCACCAACCAGCATCAATTCAGCCTTAGAGTTTTTGTGGCTCTAAACAATCAATACGCATAAAATTGTATACCTTAGATTTAGGAGAAACTATGGTGAGCAAAGAGGATTGGAATGCAGCAATGTCTTCTGAAGTCTTTAAGGAATACTTGAAGATCAGTTCAACTTTGGTTCCGGAGCCGGAGCCTAGTGAAGATGAGCTGCTAGCAGAATTACAAGCCTTCCAATCGAAAATCAGATCTGATGCCAAAATGCGACAAGTCTTTAAGGCACTTCAACACAAGCTAGCTTCGGACCCTAAGTATCGAAGTCAAGTGAATCCCAATTTTGTTGAAGGTGTAATGTTATTGGATTTGGATAGTCCAGACAACGAGGAATAATTCAATATGACTCTGAAACATATCAATTTTAGTGATAGTCCTGTGATGCGTGAGCTAGAGAGGCGCGCGGTCAAGCAGGGAACTTTCCAACCTCAAGTTGAAGAGATTGTTAAGCAGGCAGCGCTTACACCAAAGTATGCGGCTAGCGGAAATCTCTACAACGACATGTTTGCTGTAGCTAAGGGTCTCAGGCAGTTAGGTTTCGAGAAAGAAGCTAACTCCTTGGAGGAGAAAATCTTGATCTGCAAGCAAGCGGAGACTCATTTGTATCGAGCCATTGATGAAGATGGTGAGGATGTGCTAGAGTTTGCACACCCTGATGGTGACACTCATATCGCCGATGCTAAAGATAATCACGGCGAAGTAGAGACAGGTCTATCGGCTCACCAAAAAATTATTGAGATGCTGAGCAAACAACCAACTGGTAAAACTGCTCAAGTGCTATCTGGGGTAAGAAGTATTCTGAAGGGTGCGCAAGCCGCACCTGACATGGAATTACCAGATGAAATTGCGTTAGATGAAACGCAACTAAAAAAAGCCGGCGCCATCAATAACTATTTGGCCCAGAACTGGCCTATGATTGGCCAGCAAGTTAAAGCGGCGCTCGCAACTACAGCGAACCTTAGCTTTAGCGATAGTTCTTTGTTGGCGACCCAAGAGGGTAACTACGTTAACTTCTTTGCTGAAAAAGCTAAAGTTCCAGCTACAGAGCTGACAAGTTTCATCAAGACTTGGAATTCTCTGTATTCTGGCGCCAAAGAAGCTAGCTTTATTGTTATCCAATCCAAATTAGCTGGGCTCAAACGTGAGGAGATGTACAAGTTGGCGGCCTCAATCGATCCGGCTTTAGCCAAGACCTATTTTTCAGGTGTTGCTTGGCCAAAGGCTGATGAGCAAACTTACTACGAATACGTCCGTAAGTATCCTCAGAATTTCAATAACAGCAATTCTGTCTTCCAGATGAAGTCAGGAATAAACTGGAGTGAAATTTTCCTGATCGGAGATCATTACGTTTTAAACGAAGCCGCTTTGGGTGCAGCCGCTCAAAAGTTGCATCAAGCTATGTTGAGTAAGTATGATAGCCTCATCACTAGCAAAATGGCCGAGGCCAATAAAGCTGTAGCTGCTGAGATTAGTACGGCGGTTATGCCTTTGACTACTATGTTAGCTGGAGATGGTAATGTTACTTTGAGCACTCCACCAAAAGTTAAGAACTCCACTGGTGCGGTATCTTCAGCTCTGGCTAGTTACTCTGATATTTTGAACCAGTTTATGCCAAGTGGGGAGAGTGGTAAGAATTTGAATACTGTGTTTGAGAACATGACACCCAAGGGTTCTCAAAATAGTGGAATTTTCTTTAGTCACCTTGCTGACGCTCAGAGGGCAGTACAAGGTATTTCAGAATTCCTGGCTCTGCCGGAAAATATCTTAAACAAGCAGGATGTAATTCCATCTAAAGAAACTTATGCGGCGATTGCTAACAACTTCCGAATTGCTGCTCGTAGACTTAATGCCCACATCGGTAAGTTAAAAGACGAGGGTATGAATGAGAAGTCTAAGGAATTCGTTAAGTATTACAATCGTCTTCGTAGAGCTGCGGCGACTTATAAGACGATCAGTACCGCTACGGGTAAGCCTTACAGTGCAGTGAGTGAGACGGTTGCAAAGCTCTTTCCAAAAGCTACAACTCCAGAGTTGTTATTGCAGGAATCACAAACTTGGTTGAAAGGCACTGAGCCTCTAGAAGTTAAATCTCAAGCCAACGTGACAAGAGTTAAGGTGGCAGACTATGGAGATGACGAAGGTGGTAAAGCGCCAGCCAAAGCTCCGGCTGCTGGAACTCAAGCGCCTGCTGCTAACGCAAATACCAATGTTAGCTTAACTTCGGGTGAGCGTGATGCGGTACAGAGCATGCAGCTAGCTTTGTTTACTTTGGGACAATATCTGAACACCTATGGGGCCACTAAGTTGCCTGGCCTGGGGGAGCAAGCTAAGAGCTTGGCAGTAACTCTCATGAAGACTGGCAAGGGAATTAATGCCAAAGCCACCAAGAATCAATTTGATGGAGCTTGGGGAGCTAATACGGCTAATGCTTTGAGAGCAGCTATGACTGTATTGGCTGCTAATCCTAAGATGGCTGGAGGTCAGTTACAACCAGGGCCTCTGCTGGGACGTGGTAAACAAGCAGTAGATGCAGCGAACAGCAATACTGCTGCTATTAATCAGTTTATTACTGGTACCTTTGGTTCAGGAACCCAGGCGCAAGAAACTGCCGCTGGTCAAAATCTAGACTCTTTACCTAAGGTTAATGGTCTACTAGCTTATCCTGCTGATACCATTGGATTCCTGGATAATAAACAGGGAGTGGCTTTAACTGAAGGTAACCTTAGTAGTTTATCCGAGTTCTACAAGTTCTTAACCACGACTGGTTTAGTGGCCGCTGACGTGGCCGGAGGTAGTGATACTAGCATTGGTCAAGAAGGATTCAGCTTAGGTAAGTGGAGTGAGATTTTCAATTGGTTCAAGAAACGTGCTGTCTTTAGGTACAATGCTTTCAAGGCACAGAAAGACTTGCAAGATAATGCTCAGGTAGCTAAAGTCTATTACAGCGCTGTAACCAAGTTGGAGAGTCATTTGAATGGCTTGTACAATGCTATGCGTGCAACGTTTGCCAACATGCCACAAGAGCAGCAATTGGCCTATGTGATTCCAGTGGAAATGCTGTCGCATATGGACAATCGTATGTCGCAGCAGGCTGGCAGAATGGGGCGAGGACAAGGCAGAGGTCAAGGTAGAGGATCTGGTACGACAAACCAAACTGGAGGACAGTATGCCGGTTGGCAGGGCGGTGTCCAGGAAGGTCGTACTGTAACAGCTCCTCCAACTCAAACTGAAGGCTCACCTGTTGGCGAGAGGTTGAATTTGGAACAACTAGGTATTTTGGATGACTCTATTGTCTATCCAATTATCAGCTTCAATCAATTCCGGGCCAATGCTATTGATTTAGCTAACTCTTTGATTAATGAGGCGGAGGCGGGTATGCCAGCCGTTAACAAGTTCCAGAGGTTTTTGGTAGGCTTGTACAGCGCTATTCAGTCGGCAGCCGCAGAGTGGTCTCGTGGCGGACAGGCAACCGAGGAAGAAGTAGAAGCAGCTTCTAAATGGAGCAATGCTTGGGCGCAGATGATTCGCAAGAAGCTAGACCAGATTAAGCGTTGGAGAGCTTCTGGTGGAAGGTGATTATGAGAGAGACATCCGGAGAATTACAATATCTATCTGACACTTTGCTAGTAGAAAACTTATTAGCATTGGAGTTTGGCTTGACCAAACAAGCTGGAGTATTGGATATTCTAGGTGGTGTAGCTGGGGCTATTAAAGATCAAGTCAAGCAACATCTTAACCATGACTCCGCTAGCGGAGTCATGGGTGGGGTAGCGAATTTGATGGCCCCAGCCGTGCTCTTTCGATTGCATCCAATTATCGGTGTTCTATATCTAATTGGAACTTCTTTCGGAGTGGATATTACTTCTATGTTTGGGAAGATTATGAATCTGTTAAAACCCAAACTAGAAAAAGGACTTCCAATAACTCCTGAAGAAGTTAATTCAGTTGGTAAAGCTGTAGTGTCTTCAGAGGTCGGACCAATTGAAGCTGCTGCTTCTGGATTTTCACATGATATGTTGGAGCATTTGAGAGTCATTAATCTGTCAGACTTTCGTGTGAAAACTGCTCAAGATACCTCCTCGTTGATCAGTGCGTTAACAGGTTTCCAGAATTCTCAGCGTCAAACTATACCTAACAAAATTCCATGGTTTATGGGAGATAGCGGAGCTTCTCCTATTCAAAAAATCTTTGGAGATCTATTTGCTTCTCGTAGTACAGGAAAAGCTAAGTGGTTACTTGGTGGCTTTGTAGTTTGGATTATCAAAACAGTATTGGCTGGTGCGGGTCTCTTGGCTGTTACGGGTGCGATTTCTAATTCTTTGCATTCTCACTCCCCTACTGCCTCACCTGGAGTTAACAAGACTGGCCCAACTAGTCCTGCCAGCTCGACTACAACGCCTACGGCACCCCCACCGGAAGCTGCTGCTAAACCAAGTAGCCCTAATACAACTGCTATGTTTCAGGCTAGTGGTCGCGGGGAACAGGTCTTCCCAAATGATGAAACTCATCTGTGGGTAGTACCTTTAATAGGGGGTAGTGTTCCATCTACCCTTTTGGCTTGGGCAGCGGATATATACCCAGAATTAGGTAATAGACAACGCGACTTAGCTCAAACGCCAGCTTTTCGAAGACTGACAGAACTTTTACAAAGAAATCACCGGCCTTCCAGTCCTAATTCTATTACCATGCCAAAGCCTTTCACTAGTCGTAAGCAGGTAGTCGATTTACTTATTCGAGATTTAACAAGCAATCAATAATCTGAGTTATAGATATGAAATATCGTCACAGTGAAGTCCTAGAAAATTATGCTAAGTTGGCAGCAGATCGTGGCTTGATCGATACCTCTTTGCCTGTTAAACAAGCTGAAGAGACCAATCCGAGATATGACTCTGTAACTATCAAAGAGATTGAGGCTCTATATGGAGTCAAGGCACCTGGAGAGTCAGAGAAAGACATCTTAGATCAGGCTCATCCAGATCCAGTCGTGCTGGCGCCCGCTCATGATAAAGTTAACGGCCTAGTAGAGAATCTGAAAGAGCGCCACAATATCATGGTAGGTATTGCGACCAAACCGACTAATGGTTTGTTGACACAACACGTTTATGTAGCAGCTAAAGAACAACTGTTGAATGAATTGATTAAAGTAGCTTTTTTGTTAGATCGTGAAAATAAAGCTGAGTTGATGACTTTGGCTGATTCTTGTTCGGAACGTTTGGTTAAAACGGCAGTCATTCCACCTTTGATTCTTGCAGGTTTAGTAGCGGCCGGAGTAGGCTTACTCTATACTGCCATTTCCCAGAATCTACATTTGAGTCAAGGAGTAGTGCAGGACTGTGAGAAAGCCTTAACTGAAATTGAAGAGGCAATTACTACTTACTCCAAACATCCAGAACTAAAAACAGAATTAGCTGGTTTGATTGAGAAGATCAAAGTTTTAAAGGCTGCTGGAGAAAAGGTCGCCGCTATCCAAATGCATCCTGCTACTGAAAGTCAAACGCAAAATGCGACTTCTGCTTATGTCGCTTTACAGGAAGGAAAGGACCTGGAAGCTATTAAGTTGATGACTGGTTTTGCTGCCGGATGTATGGATATGTCCAAACTGTTGGGAGACTACATTACCATCTTAAAGATGAGGGGTCAGCAATATGAAGACACTCATTCTGATTGGTTAGAGCCTTTGCGACGTGGCTATCGTATGATGATTCCATCGGATATGGAAGATGCGGCAGGCGCCTTAGAAGCGTTGCAAAAATCATGTACGACAGCTACTTCCCAAATGGATGCTATGATTAAATTATTCCGTGAATTGCGTACTAAGGGTGTCGAAAGTGTAGAGAAGTTCAAAACCAAACTGCAAGGTTCAGACTTGGCTCCAGATGGTCCTAAACCAGTTCCGGAACCATCTAAGGATAGCGGTAAACCTGCGGAGCCGATGAAACCAATTGACAAGATTCCAGCAGGTAAGGGAACAGTTTAAGTTATGGGTGTAACTACAGATCTACCTACAGCTTGGGATTTTCCCAGTGCTTTGGAGCAAGTCGTGCCCTCAGAGGATCGGGATTTTTCTCGTCCTAGAGAACCATATTTTGCACAGTCTTTGCCAGAAGGAGCAGACGTAGCCCAAGCTGATGCACCTCCAGCCAAGGCACCAGAAGTGGCCAAACCACCCGAGGCGCCCAAGCCTTCAAATTTGATTAAAGAGTTTCAGGGTTTTTTAAGTAAGGCTCAACCGATCATTGGAACACCTTATCATGGACCAATTGATGGTTTGCCTAGTGAAAGTTTAACTGCGGCGGCCAGACAAGTAGAACAACAATTAAGTAAAGCTGTAGGTAAATCGGCAGCAGGATTACTATGGAATGATGCTACCAAAACTTTCAATACCTCTACTGGAGATCTAGCTGAGGCTTTGAAATTGTTAGTCACACATGCTCCACCAACCCCTGCAAAAACTGCGGTTTCCAAAGAATCTCGTAAGCTCATTTTACAGAGAGTCAAAAAAAAAGTTGTAGGATGATCATTTTTTTTGAGCAGACTACTACTAGAACCTCATAACTGTTAGAACAAGCAAGATAACTTGTTCGAAGTTTTGTTAAGACCAGGCGCAAGAAACATGAGCGTGATAACACGCAAAAGGAAAAACACATGGCATTAAAGATTTTGCAACCAGGAATTCAGCCAATCGGACAATTCGACGGTTTGGACTCCGAGGTTACCGCTGTTAAAGGCGGAGAAGTAGTTGGTTTTACGTTTGTTAATATTGGACAGAGCGTTGACAAGAGCGCCTCTGATATCAATGATGGTTATGTTTCTTACACCACTAAGAAGCGTCCAGCCGTGACCAAGACTTTGGTTTCCGGTATGCGTCCATTGTTCCTCGTGGATGATGGCACGACTGGTTACGGAACTCTGTTCGGTCAATTAGTTGGTTCTTACATCGGCCAACAGTCAGTTGGTGGTACGGTTCTCGGACCTCACACCGCTGCTGGTTCTGGTAAGCTGACCCTCTGGGACAAGCCAGGATTGTACGCTGTTACCTTGGATGCCTGTGATACCACTGCCTCCACTGGTTTGCAGCCAAGCAACACCACTCTAGCTGGTGGTGCGGCTCTGTACGCCACGGCGGCTGGTCTCTTGACTCCAAACGTCTCTGCGGCGTTTGAGTCTGTAGTGGTCGGTCGATTCATTCAATTCCAAACCAATGGTAGCTTGGTAACCACTCCAAACTCCTTGGTTGCTGCAACCAACGTACCTGCTGGTAACGTGGCTTCGACGATTGGTAGCCCATTTGTCCAAGCTGAGTTCTGGTTCACCCCACCAGCTTCCTGATAGTTTAGTTAGTTAGTTTGGGCGTCTACTTGGGGTAGGCGCCCACTGTTCAAAATTGGTTTATATTGATTACGCGCCGAGCGAGTAGTCTCTTAACTTAGGAGTTTCTGATATGAGTTTATTCAATACACGAGGTGAGATGAACGCATCTTCATTGAAGGATGCACTACAAGTTCTCACCAAGTATGCATCGATTTTAGAGGAAAATGTTCCATCTAATATGGCTTTGGCCGGTCAGCCAAGCCTGAACGACGAGAAGCGTGATGAGCTAATCTCTCGTGCGATTATGACCCATGAGGGTAAGATTGCTTTGGCGCAAGCCATGGCAAACCCAATCCGTCGTAACTTGGATTACCAAGGTTTGGCTCGTAGGGCTCTAGTGGTGGATCCTCTACCACAAGGTGCTTTGCCAGTATACGATCGTGATATTGATGTAGCGGCTGTAGTTATCTCCAGCAACGGTACTGGTCCAGAGAGCCGAGTCTTCGGTGATCGCGTGACTGTGCCAGAGTTCGAGATTTACTCCAACCCAACCGTTCGTATCGCCGAAGTTAAGAGGCGTCGTTTCAACGTAATCGATCGTGCCGTTCAGAAGGCTCGTCAAGAGATCATGGCTCAAGAAGATGCCAACATCTTCGCTGCGCTAGATTCTGCGGCTTCGGTTGAGAACACTGTCCAGGACATCGCTGACGGTGGAATGCTCAAGCGTGACTTGGTAGAGATTAAGGTTCAGATTGATCGTTGGGACTTGGTAACCACCAAGTTCTTCATGAACATCACTGAGTTTACTGATATCTTGAATTGGGCTTCCAGCGGTAACAACCCAGGCGAAATCGATCCTGTGACGCACCGCGAGATTCTCCAGACTGGTCTGTACGCTCACATTTGGGGAGCAGATATCATGGTCAGCAAGATCGTTCCACCTGGAACGGTTTACGGCTGTGCCGACCCAGAGTTCGTGGGAGTTATGCCAGTACGTCAGGACATCGAAGTTCTACCAGCCGACGAGCCAAAGCAGCTCAAGCTGGGATGGGTTGTGTCCGAGATTGTTGGTATCGGTATCGTCAACCCACGTGGTGTGGCGAAGGGTAGCAAGAGCGTCGTTCTCGGTGCTTAATTGACTTGAGCTAGTTTAGCTCATGCCTGAAAAAGGGACTGTCATTTGACAGTCCCTTTTTTATTGGTCTAAGCTTACCATTTTTTCACATTCCAATATGAGTTTTGTAGATGAGATTGTTACAGCGTCCACAGCTTTTTACAAGTGTGCTATGGAACTGGAGAAGCAAAGTCAAGAAGATCTAAATCTAGTTAAAGAGGCTGGAGACAAGTGGCATAAAATGCCTAAAGGATGGAAATCTAAATCGCGTAAAGACTTTTTTAAACACTTAGCTAAGGGTAAAGTTAGAAAGTGTATTGATAAAATGAAAAATAAAGTAGATGATCCTGGGGCTTTCTGTGCCTCTCTTAAAGATCGTGTAACCGGCCGAACGAATTGGCGTGGCGGCGATAAAAAATAGGAGTTAACAAATGACAACTAATAACTATCCCAACATAGGTAAAATTACTCACGGTAGAGATTTCAATTTTTACCAAAAGGTGCAAGTAGTATCTACTAGTTTTGGTGGAAATACAGTTGATGGTCAACAACCTGACGTAGTAATTACATTTACTACACAGTCAGTGATGTTTTTGAATGAAAATACAACCGGCACTGTAGAGTATTCCTTTAATGGTTCTACTGTCCATGGGGAATTAGATCCTACTTTACCTAGTAGAGCTATGACTTTTGACAATAGAACTGTTTCTTGCATTTGGTTTAGAGTCAAAAGTGGAAGCACAGGTCCAATTACTGTTCGCGTAGACGCTTGGGCTACACGTTAAAAGGAAATATTAATGAGTGGTTTTAATAATTTTTCTACATCTACAAATATACCTTCATTAAACCTTTCACTAGTGGCTATGGCTATAGCTACAGGGACAGGTACTCGTGAGGATGATACTCCTGCTGCATATACTACAGGATCTCAATATTATTTTAATCAGGATACTACAATTATTGGAGCACGTTTTGCTTGGAAGCGTGCATCTAGCACTGGTTCTGATAGCGTAAAGATTTCAGCTTGGATTGGTGGGACACGCTTAGTAACCACTACTATCACTGTTGCGAATGATGGCGGATGCGAAGCTATTTTTCCTACCCCATTAACTATTGCAGCCGGGAATACTGTTACTTTATCTTATTACGGTGGTGTGATTCAATGTCGTGTACCTACAGCGAGTAGCGCTATTACTGTTCCTGATCTTTATTCTGGGAAAGCTCTCTTGGCGGGAAATGGAGTAAATCTTGCTGCTGCAAGTTTGTTTATTGCAGGTGACGTAATGCCTACCAATTCTTTTGCATCTAGCTCAATCTTTTGCCCTATCGAGCCTATATTCTACGGAGAGAATGTACGACAAGCACGTACAGTGTGGGTTGAGGGCGATTCAATCAGTGCTGGACAGGGAACTATTTCATATAGTGCCTTATGGACTATGGGATCGGGAAGTATCGTAAAAAATGAGGCTGTCGGTGGAGCAGTGCTTGCAGCGACCGCAGTAGCTCCAAGCGCCTATGTAATTGGAGCAAATATGACAGCTTTGGATACCGCATATAATCCTACCAATCCACGTGATTTAATCTTTTTTGGAGGGACTAATGATATCTATTACGGGGCTAGTGCTGCAACTACTTTAGGATCGCTGTGGGCAATTATAGATGCCAGAAAAACAGCTTGTCCTAACGATAGGATTTGGGTAGTAACTGCAATTGCTCGTGGTAATTGGTCTTCTTCTCCAAATTATGGAGGCTCAGATGCCCCATACAACGGGGCATTAGCTACATACAATGCGGGAATTCGTTCTCAAGCCGGAGCACATGGCGCCTATGTAATCGATGTAGCCTCAGATTCTAGATTCACTGATTCTACTGTGACAACATGGTTTCAAGGAGACAAATGTCACCCTACATTCAATGGACAAAAAGCACTTAGATCTCTAATTGCAAGCGCTCTAAGTATGTAAATCAGTGTGATACAAACAAATGTCTGCTGATATATGGAGTGGCATGGAGTTATTTCTAGATGCCAATGCACACCTTCCCATTAATCCTAAAGCTTTACAAGCATATTGTGAGTTCAGTCAATCTTCGGCTGCACATGGGCACCCGTCTTCGCTCTCGGTAGCTGGCCGACAGGCCGCAGCTAAGTTGGAAGAATGTCGGGCCCAGATTGCTCAACTTATTGGAGCCCAAAAGCCTGAACAGATTGTCTTTGCTTCTACTTGTACTCAAGCGGCGGAATGGGGACTCTACTTGTTAAGGAGTGTCCAGGCTCCGGGAAGGAATACTTTTGAGAATCTCTTATCCTCGCTAGCAGTTTCAAAACTAGAACATTCTTCGGTTAAAGATGCCACTTTTCAAATGTTTGAGACTGCTACACTCCCTCCTAAGTTTTTGGAAAATGATGAGAATGGTATGATTAAGTTACCAACTTCTCAGTTGGATAAAGCGGTGTGTGTCCATCTACAAAATGAACTTGGAACCCTTCAACCTATTCAAGAGCTGAAGTCCTGGTGTCAATATCTCTTCTCAGATTTAAGTCAAAGTTTGGGTAAAGTTCCAATCAATGTCCAAAATCTAGGAGTAGATTTTGCAATCTTTAGTGCTCACAAGTTTGGTGGATCAGGTGGAGTAGGTATTTTATA